TAGCGGGTAGTGCTCAAACTACAGCTTTAACAATTGCAAATTCACCAACATTATCTGTTGCAAGAAATATCGTAATAAAATTATCAGTAACAATTACTGGAAATCAAATAGTTACAGTTCCAGATGGAATTGAAAAAACTTGGATTGTATCAAATGGTACAACAGGTGTATTTACAGTACAATTTAAAACAGTAAGTGGAACAGGTGCTACTTGGTCTACAACTGATAAAGGAATTAAAATATTATATTCAGATGGAACAAATATAAACGCAGTAGACTTAAGCACATTATCTGGAACAGTTGCTTCTGCACAAATTGCAGATTTAGCGATTACATCTGGTAAACTTGCTTCATTTGCAGTAACTTCTGCAAGACTTGCATCATTTGCAGTTACAGCTTCAAGACTTGCATCATTTGCAGTTACAGCTTCAAGACTTGCAACAAATGCTGTTACAGCTATTAAAATTACACAATCTACAATTACACAATCAAAACTTGCAGCAAATTCAGTTGGAGCAAATCAATTGATTTCAACTGGTGTTACAGCCGCATCTTACACGCTTAGTTCAATTACAGTTGATGCTGATGGAAGAATTACAGCTGCATCTTCTGGAGTAGCCTCTGGTGGAGGAGCGACATTTCCAAAACTAAAAGTTGATGGACCTGCAAGCGGAACTTATACCGCTAATGCTAATTCTACTAGAATAGGGGTTTATTTAGCTGCTGGAGGCGGAGGCGGAGGTGGAGCGGAACCAGTTACTGGTGCTCAAGGAGGTCCTGGTGGAGGTGGAGGCTTTGGTTTTATTAATCATCCAATTACTCAACCATTTTCCAAATCTTATTCGATAGGTGGAGGTGGAAATGCAGGTAATGAAACAGGTGGTAATTTTGGAAATGCTGGTGGTGCGGGAGGAAACTCAGTTTTAACCAATGTAGCAACATTTAACACAGGGAATGGTGGAGGAGGAGGAACGTTTAGTCCTGGAGGTGCTGGAAATGCAGGAAACAGCCCTGGTTCAACAAATCCTTATAATGATAGAACTCTTATGGCAAATCGTGCAGCAGGGGCAGGTGGAGGCTCAGGTACTATAGGGCAAGCAGGTCAATTAATTATATTTGAAAATTAAAAATATGCCATACTTCATTTTTAATAAAGATTCATATAATGTTGAAGGAACTATTTATCGTATAGCTGAAAATCAATCTGATTTAAATAATATTAACATTATTCAATCTGATTATAAAATTATTCAAGATTCTCAAGAAAATTTTAATTCTGTTAAATTAAGTAATAAATATCCCTTAAAATATAATAATGATAATACTATAACATATAAAGATTCTCAAGAAAATTTTACAAAACAAAGTTTAAAAAATTATATTGAAATGTATAAAAAAAATATAAAATTATTTTTAGATAATAATCCTAATCATCCATTATTTAATCAATGGAATAATTACTATAATCAATTAAATAATTTAGACTTAGAATCTATTACATACCCATTAAACAAATCCTTAGAACAATATTTTGATGATTTAGGACAAACTTCATTAAATCCTTTACAAATACCATAAAAATTGCTATTAAATAAGCGTGTTTGATAAAGAAATAGAGTTTAGTGCTCATGAATATTATTTTTCTTTTAAGGAAGATTATCCAGTTCCAATAAAGTTTAATATTCCAGAATGGTATAAAAAATTAGAACATAGTTTGGCAAAGGCAACTGCCAAAGGATGTATGCCTTTTTTAGATACTTTGACTACTGGTTATCTTTTAAAGATGCCTCAAGATTTAACCATACGACACAATGTAGATAATAAAAATGAAAAAGGAGAAACGATTAAGGATTCTTTTGAAACATTTGGGTTATATAATTTTCAACAAATACTTGTAGCAAAATTTATTAATTTAAATTCAGGTACAGATATACATGCACCATTTCAATTACAAGATTCTCCCTTAGTAGAAAAAAATAAAAATTTACCTTTTTATAAAATATTAAATCCGTGGAAAATAAAAACACCAAAAGGCTATTCTTGTTTATTTTTACCTCCCTTAAATAATTCTGATGATAGGTTTTCTATTATTCCAGGTATTGTTGATACAGATGTTTTTCCTAATGAAATAAATTTTCCTATAGTTATTAATGGAGATAAGTATCCTGTTTTGGAGACGACAATTAAAAAAAGTACTCCATATGTTCAGGTTATTCCATTTAAAAGGGATAATTGGAAAATGATATTAAAATCAAGAACACAAGATGAAATACAAAAATCAAGAATTTTATATGGACTTAAACTTTTAAATAAATATAAAGATAAATACTGGAATAAAAAATCATGGAAATAAAAAATTTTATTAAAATCTACGATCAAGTACTTCCTTGGAATGCTTTATCTAATTTAATCCGTTTCGCAAATATTTCTAAATTTGAAGAAACAAAAATAGGAGGAGGAGAAGAAAACAGAATTGATTTTAACATAAGAAGAACTTATGCATTACCTTTATCAAATTTAAATAACTCTATTTCTAACATACATTGGTTTAATTTATTAGGATTTTTTTTTCAAAAAAATTTACGTCAATATAAATTTGATTTAAATATTATAGATTATAGTTACAGAGATATTTTTGATATTGAAATTTTAAAATATGAAAATACAGGTTTTTACACTTGGCATGTAGATCATTTTGCTTCTATTCCTAGAACTATGAGTTGTATTTTATTATTGAACAATGATTATGAAGGTGGTAATTTATGTTTTAGAAATCCAGATGGATCTGAAGAATGGGAAGTAGAAGTTAAGCCAAACAGAATGATTATTTGGCCAAGTAATTTTCTATATCCACATACAGTAAAACCTGTAACAAAGGGAATAAGATATTCAGTTGTAGCCTGGGCATTATAAAATATGAATTTACATATAATAGATAGTTTTTATTCTTCAGAAGATTTTCAATACATGATGACTGCTTCTATGTTAAATCCATATTTTACTACTTGGCAGCCTAATAATAAATTTTTTGTAAGTAGAACAAATGCTTATCCATGTTTTGAAACAAAAGAATTTCAAGAAAATGACATTACTAATAATATTTTTTTTAAAACTTTAAAACAAAAAACTAATTTAAAAATAAAAAATGGATTGACATTTTTTAGAAAAATATATTCTAAAGAATTGAATAAAGTTTTTAAATATGGAATGATGCCTCATCAAGATGCTAAAAAATATAATTTTGCCGGAATAGTTTATTACAATACTTTAGGTTTAGATGATGGAACAGGGTTGTTTTCAGATTATGATAAAGATAGTTTTCAAATAGAGCCTGATATAATAATAGGTGCTAAACCAAATAGATGTGTTTTTTATGATTCACAAATATGGCACAAACCATTACAAGATAAAGATACTGAAATGAGAGTAGTACAACCATTTTTTATTACATTAGAATAACATGGAAAATATAAAAAATTTTAAATATAAATTAATAAAAAATTTTTTAACTCAAGAAGAGATTAAATTACTTATTGATTATTGTAGGATTAAACATACTTTAAACTCTAACTCATTTGATTTTAATCAAAACAACAACGGAGATACTTATTTTTACGGTGATCCTTTAATGGAATCTTTAATGATTAACAAACTAAATTTGATGCAAAAAGAAACAGGCTTAGATTTGTTGCCTACTTATGCTTTTTGGAGAATGTACACAGTTAATGCGGATCTTAAAAAACACAAAGACAGGCCTTCTTGTGAAATTAGTGTTACAGTCATGATTGGATCAGATGGTACACCATGGCCAATATATATGAATGGCACAGAAATAAATATGTGTCCAGGTGATGCTGCGATATATTTAGGATGCGAAATAGAACACTGGCGAGAAGAATTTAAAGGAGATTGGCATGCTCAAACTTTTTTACATTATGTAGATAAAAATGGTATAAATAAAGATTGGTCTAAAGATAAAAGATTATTTTATGGTACACAAAAATGAAATTTAAACAATTTAACGATGGTTCTTGTGATATTGAATTTTCTTGGAAAGAAAGATTAACTCTTTTTAGAAAAGGAAAACTTCATTTATCAGATGAAAATTTAAAACATTTTGGAAATCATCTAGTAAAAATGGTAGCAGATTGGCAATTAAAATTTAACAAAGATGTTGCTTATAAACAATCTTTTACAGACACTAAAATAGAGAGTAAATAACTCTATATTTCAACTTGATCAAATATAAGGTATAATGATCTATGCCTTTAAAAAAAATACCAGTAGCACCAGGATTTGACAAGCAAGATACAGCATCTCAAGCAGAAGGTCGCTGGATAGATGGCGATAATGTACGCTTTCGTTATGGATCACCTGAAAAAATAGGGGGTTGGTCAGAGATATTATCTGACACTCTAGTAGGCGCTGCTAGGAACCAATGGATATGGTCAGATTTAGACGGAAATAGATATGCTGCAATAGGTACTAATAAAGTATTAGCTATTTATTTTGAAGGCGCATTTTATGATATTACACCATTAGATACACCCTTAGCTTCATGTTCATTTAGTACAATCTCAGGATCAACAACTGTTACAGTAAATAAAGCGGGACACGGATTATCTATTGGAAGAATCGTACGATTTACTTTTGGAACACCTCCAACAGGTTTTTCAGCTGCCAATTTTACAAATGCTTTTGAAGTTATAACTACACCTACATCAGGAACGTTTACTATTACAATGCCAGTAGTTTCATCCGCAACAGGAACTTCTGGAACTGCAACGTGCAATCCTTATTATGATTTTGGTCCGTTTGGTCAAACTTATGGGTTTGGTTTTGGTACATTTAACTGGGGTGGTTTCAGTTCAACAGTTACTCAAACTGCAATTAATGTAATGGGGGGAATAGATAATTCAACTGCAACTATAGTAGTTGATTCTACAACAGGTTTTGCTGCAGCAGGGACTATTTTAATAGATGATGAATTAATAACTTATACTGGTAAAACTGCAACTGATTTTACAGGTTGTAGTAGAGGAGCAGAAGGAACTACAGCTGCAGCTCACGCAGATAATGCAGTTGTATACGATGCGTCAACTTTCGTTGGTTGGGGTGAAGCATCTCAAGTACAAACTTCAATAAGGTTAGATCCTGCAAACTGGTCTTTAGATAATTTTGGTCAAATATTAATTGCAACAATGCATAATGGTCCAACATTCACTTGGGACCCATCAGTAGACAATGCTTTAACAACAAGAGCAGTTATTAATGCTTCTATGCCACAAAAATCTGTTATGACTATAGTATCGGATAGAGATAGACATTTAATACATCTTGGAACTAATGAAACATTACCAGGCGGTACTCAAGATAAAATGCTTATTAGATTTTCAGATCAAGAAGATTATGACATATATGCTCCAACATCAACAAATACTGCAGGTACATTCAGATTAGACGCTGGTACTAAAATTGTAGCAGCAGTGCGAGCAAAAGATTATATACTAATACTTACAGATGATGCTGCTTATTCAATGCAGTTTGTAGGACCTCCTTTTACATTTAGTATTAGAAAAGTCGGATCTAATTGCGGATGTCTTGGTCAGCATGCAGTGATCTTTGCACAAGGTATTGTGTTCTGGATGGGTGATTCTGGAGGTTTCTTTGCATTTGATGGTACAGTTGTTTCTGTTCCAAGTTTAGTTGAAGATTTTGTATT